AGCTCCCATGTATACCTCCAAAAAAAAAGAGTCAACTTAGATATTATTTGCATATAATAAAATATTACAAAAACATAGCAAAAAGTTCCAAATGTACAAGTCGCCGCATAAATAGGTTGGAACATTTTGTTTTGCAAAATAAAGAGGAGGGTACATAAATGTTTTCAAATTTGCTTATGGGATGCATGCTGCTGTTTGGGCAGGATATTAAATTGCCAGAAACAATTAAAGCTGCTCCCGCTACTTTTGTCGCAATTACAGCCGAAACAAAAGGCGAAAATGTCGTATTTGTTTGTTTAGATCCGGGTCTATCCGTGTTTCCAAGCAATTTGCTTGTCGATAAAAAAACAACTGTAGTAGTAGCCTCGCAAGAGGGAAAATATAGAGTGTTGGCTTATACTGCAATAGACAACAAGCCAACACAACCAGCATTTACAACAGTAATTATCGGAAATCCAAAACCAGATGACAATAAGCCAAAGCCCGACGATAATAAACCAAAACCAGATGACAACAAGCCCAATCCGCCAGACAATCCACTAGCAGGAACTCTAAGAGGCATATATGGCGGGTTACAAGAGCCAGATAAAGCCCAATCAGTCAAAAGTCTTCGTCAAATTTATGACTTGGCAATAGTACAAGCAGACAATCCTGAATTTAAAACATTAGGACAATTGTATTCTAATATTAGATCAGCAGCCATACAGTCAATTAAAAACGATAAAATAATCCCTATTAGGGATACTATTGCTAACGAATTGGACAATATGCTGGGGACGGATGCATCTAAGCTACTTGATCCATCTATGCGTCTCAACTGCAAGCAAGCTTTCAAAATGGTGTCTAACGCTCTCGGAGGCCTAAATGGATGACAATAATTCTGTATCAGATATAAATCTTGACGATTTGCCGCCAAATGTCGCTTTTGGATGGGTAAATGATCCTGAAGCAGTAGAATCAGTAGTTGCGCAATTACCATACAGGTCTTTTGCAGATACGCCAGCCTTTGGATTTCTTGATTCTGATATGCCAGATCACGTTTATCTGTGGGAAGCAGCAATTGAAGTTACTGGAAAATTGCTGCCACCTTTCAACCAAGGTGCTATAGGAAGCTGTGTTTCGTTCGGCACAAACAGAGCTATTGAGTATACAATGTGCGTAGAAATCATGAAGCAAAAGACCGAAGAATTTCAGCATATAGTGCAAGAAATTACCTATGGAGGCAGTCGTGTAGAAGTGGGCAAGGGAGGTATACGAGGAGACGGAAGTATCGGTGCTTGGGCTGCTAAATTTGTAAGAGATTGGGGCATCGTAGCAAGAGGAAAATACAACAAATATGATCTCAGCACCTATAGCGAATCTACATGTAGAGAATTTGGCAAAAGTGGCGTTCCATCAGATCTTGAAGTAGAAGCCAAGAAGCATCCTGTGAAAGAAACTGTAATGGTTACCACTTGGCACCAAGCTAAGAAAGCACTTGTTCAAGGATATGGTATTGCCATATGTAGCGGGCAAGGATTTTCTATGCGAAGAGGAGAAAATGGCATAGCAAAAGCCAGTGGATCTTGGGCACATTGCATGTGCTTATGTGGATTCACAACCATCGACGGCAAAGAATATGGTCGTATAGATAACTCTTGGGGACCAAACGCTCACACTGGTCCTGTCGGTCCCGGCAACCCCGGACCAGAGGGATTCTACGCTGCTGCTTCCGTTATCGAAGGCATGTTAAAGGAAAAAGATAGTTTTGCCTTTAGCTCGGTAGAAGGTTTTCCAATGAGGAAAATACACTGGAAAATCTAGAATGCTAGATGATTGGCAGTTTGATGGAAAAAGCCTAAGAAAGTTGAGTTTCGCTAATCGTGAAAAACAAGTAGTACTGGGCACTTTACTGGGCAATTCCAGCATCATTTTTCCGCAAAAATCCTCTTTCCCCCATTTGCAAATGCGTGAAAGCATCAGCAAAGGGGGAAATTGGATTCGTTGCAAAGCAGAAGAACTCAAAAAATTTAGCAGAGCAAAATCTTTTGTAGCAGATAAAGATAGTTTTAGATGGAATTCTATATCAGATGAATGTTGGTTATATTTTCACCAACTTTGCTATAAAAACAATAAAAAAACCATTTCATCTGAGTGGCTGGATCAATTACAAGATTATGGCATATGCTGTTGGTTTATGGACAAAGGACAATTATTGGCAAGATCAGCGCATATTCGTGTCAGCCGTCTTGACGAAGAAAGCATCTGCGAAATCGTTAAATACTTTCAAATAATCAATATCCCCATAACCATAAAAAAACATGGTGGTAGCACCGTTATAAACTTCGATATGGATGCAAGAAAAAAACTTTTCAAAATCATAGGCCACTGTATTCCAGCCTACGCCAGAACAACTTAAGGAATTTTTTTCGCTCTGTTTATGTAAAATGGTTTTTTATTATGCCAGACTATAATGCCCAATTGATTTCTGTCTACACCTTTGTAGTCAATATCATGCCATCGTTTTTTTAATTCGCTTTTTGGAATGTACCCACGACTGCAATTTAACATTGGATCTTCAAAATACATGTTCTGCGAATCATAGCCAATGGCTACCACATAATGTCCGTTTCCGCTTTTATGGTACTTTTTTGCATTCCCATATGCCTGAATTGCTAATATTACAGGCTTGCCAAGATCTAATTCACTGCATATATCAATTACAGTCATATTGTGCTTCAACTTACAAGATAAACCCACAGACTTAAAGTACCCGACTATTTTTTCTGGAAGAGTGCCATAAGACTCATCGGTTTCTAAATACGGAAAGTAATCATAGTGCGAATCTAAGCCCAGTCCGTAATAGGCGCAAATTGAATGAACTACAGCAGCAGCACACGAAAAATGCGTTTTTTGCTGAACTTCAGGCAGCCAAATTTTTATTGTGCCATCTTTTATAATCTTGCGATTAGTCTGTTTCACACTTATAATTTAGAAACCAATCGGTTTTTCTCAGGATTATTGTCATGTCAGCACATAATTCTTACTATGAATATCCTGTTCCTCATATTCACAATATTGGCAATGTAGGAAACTTAATTCAAATATGGCATTACTACATAAAAAATTTTGAATTCTTTTGCGACAATATACACGTATTTTCACAAATAAATGGGGAAAATATTGATCACAAAATATCAATTAATATCAAAAATGTTGGCAGTTTTAATTTCATTTTAGATTTGGCAAAAAACATTCGTGATGCAAACAATAATAAATCACAACTGGATGTTTTATGCATTTGCCATAAAACTGAACAAAAGCCATACGTTAGCATGTATAAAAATATATTTTTACAAACAATGAACTTTGATCAAGACGAAGATGCTGTCAACTTGTCTTTTATTTGCGAAAAAGTTACTTAGGTGCAGCCGCAGCAGGCGCTGCGCCACCCCCACCAGCCTTGACTCCGGGGCCACCAGATTCACCGCTTGGGTCAATATCGGGGCATGCAGAACTACCTCCACGCCTGACTCCCGGTCCACCCCTGCATCCCGAATTGTCGATTTTGTTTTTGCCAGCTAAGTCGCTGGGTTTGGGTTGCTTTGAAATTGTTCCTGAAGTACCCATTAAGCCTTGAGCACTTTGATCTTCTAACATGGTTAAAAAATGTTTAAATGAAAGTTCCATTAAGTTGCTAGGCTTTGCGCCGTTTTGGTTTGAAAACAATATGTTAGTAGATAATGTGCGCATGGTCACACATATATAGATGCATGAATACATTTACTGAATGGCTTAAAATCAAAGAAGCTTTTATTGTTGGCACTGATTGTAGAAAAAACAAACCCTACAATGTTTGGGGCGCTCAATCAGATGCAAGAGGTGGAAAAGGTTGTCCCGGTGATAATCCAATTAAAAAAATACCGCTAATTACAAAAAGCAAATAATCACCTGTCTGGTTTTTTCATGAACAGACTTGGCGGCAAAATGTAGAAATTATGCTCTGCTAAAAATCTGTTTAGGCTATTTCCCTCTGACCCATCACTGTTTTGTTGTCTTTGCAATTTGCGCAATTGCTCCGCATCCAAAATATTATTTTTAGATCCAATCACATAAGCTCCTTTCAACGCCCTTTCCTGAGCAGCTTCGAGTCTTTCGTGCATTTCCTTAGAATATGGCAATTTGTGAAGCCTTATGGTGTCCGATGCCTGATAGTTAAAAGATTCAGTAATAGAACGAGGTTTTTCATCTCCATGTTTATCAACTAAAACAAATAAACTTTTTGGCTCTTCAGGATAAAATGCCAAAAATCTAAATGTGTCAGGCAAAGGATTATCCGTTGGCCAACCAAGGTAAGATGAAACGCTACTCCAAAAAATTAATACAAATATCAAACTTAAATTAATCAACCAAAATTTTGCAAACCACCATCCCTTGCAACCAATAATTACCCACAAAACTAAAACGAACAAAATTAATATTAAAACAGGAAATAAAAGTGTTCCCATGTTGCCTCACTTTATTTTTATCAATTTTCTCTGAGGTCCGTCGCTCACACTCACTACGTCGCCATCTTTGTTAACCTTAAAACGAAACGCTGTTTTTTCATCACCACCATTTTCCAATAATACGTTTTTAACCGTGACAAGCTTATATGGATTCAATTTTTCCAAACGAATATTCACGTAATTGTCTGTAACAGGAGTTCTTTTTGTAAACATATGCACATTCACAACATATTCTCCCGGCACTATGCCACGTATGCTGACAATCTCTCTGTTTTCTTTATATTCAAATCTTGTACCATCAGGCAAAACTAACATGTCATTCTTCGCACCTAAATCATCTCTGTCAAGATGCATCAATCCATCTTCTTTTCTATTGAAAGAAGTTATATGCTCAAGCGGATCAACAACATAAGTGTCTACGTCATTGTCTTGCTCATACGGCCAAGTCACTGTAATCATGAACTCTATTTTCATTTCAGCACTTGTCTTTTTTTCAGATTCTTCATTAATCAAAAGTAAAGATAAAACAAAAAAAGCAACAAATGCCAACAAAGAATTGAAAAGCAAATCCAAAAAACTCGTTTGCGACCCATAATTTCTATGCCTTGTCATTCAAACGCTCTTTCTTTTCATAAAATCTCTCTATCTTGAAACATTGAAGTTTAAGAATGTTGCCAAAAATCAAACCTACTAAAGTTGTGTATAGTGCGGTTGACATCCCATAACTCATCTTGCCTATCAAGGCCTGTATAGCTTTGGTTCCACCAGAATCTAATCCAGAAAACCCACTCAGCATCTGAATAAAACCAATCACAGTGCCAATCATGCCCAAAGACAAACATAACTCGGACATAAACCAGCCCCACTCTAATTCCCCAGATTCAACACCTGATCTCTTACACAAATAGCCGTTATATCCAGAAACACAAACATAAATACCCATAATTACAAAACATAAATAACTGCTGTCTTTGTGATAAATTTCATGAAAGAGGCCAAATCTAAAAGAAATTACACCCATCACAAACACAAAAAAATTCAACAACCACCATTGCAAAAATAAATTGTTTTTATTTTCATTCATTCTTTGGCACCTCGCATGATATAATTTAGTTATAAGTTCAGAATGCGAAAATCGGTTGTTAAATGAAAAATTCAACCATCCAACAATGTGTCAAAATTTTGCTTCAAGACTGGAATAATAACCAGAGCAGACCCACTTTTCATTACGCATTTGCAATTAAAAAAAATAGAATAATTGAAATAGGCAAAAATAATCCAAACTATCCATCATTCAAGGCGCTAAATCTTGGAAGAACATACAACATCGAGAAATGGAAAAACTTTCCATACCTCCACGCCGAAAGCGACTTAATTACAAAATTGCAAAAAGACGAAATTAACAGACATCTCGAAATCCTTAGCATCAGAATAAACAGACATGGGGAATTTAGGTTGGCCAAACCATGCCAAAATTGCCAAAACCTACTCAGCCAACTTAATATCCAAAAAGTAAGCTGGAGTTGTAATTGTCCAGAAAGAAAAAAGAATAATCTTATATTGCAAAGCCAACACAGTATATCAGTAGTGTGACTTTGCACACATTCACTTACAACTACTATTACACACAATGTTTAAACCGAAGTCAACAAAAAAACAATAAAAAAGTTTGACATATTTTTTGTCTCGCATATAGTTAAGGTCAGTAGGAGAAAATGTGTGCAAAGTCACACCCAGTGACGAACCCGACTAAAAAGAGAATGTGCGTAATGTCACATATGAAACCACCGATTTTTGCCACTTTGGCCAATCTACTAATTGGCTTTAAAGTATTTGCTGGCGATTGAAACGATTCTTCCATTCCCGGTCTGGGTCCAGACAACGTGGGTGGAAATCCTTTTATTGTCCCCGGTAGCACACCCGGTCAAGGCAATATTATGCCCGGTAGCGTACCCGGCCTAAGTAACAACGGATATGATCCTCTGAGCAATCTTTCGTTGGATCAGATTAATGCTATCAAAACCAAATCGATGAAACTTGCCAAGGTTCTCATGGATGAAAATGATAAAGATTTGATTGATATTGCTATCCATTCCAAAGATTTTCAACACAGAATCGCAGCAGCTTGGCATTTTGGACTCGCAAAAAAAATCGATGATTGCCTGTTCAAGCTGCTCACAGATGAACACCCGCTCGTTTCATTTGCAGCAAGAGAATCTTGCAAATCGATAGCATCTAAAAAGTTCGGGGCTAGAAATGTAGACTTCGGCCCAGAAGCAAATGCTAGCCAAGAACATAAAAACGATGCAGCAGAACTATGGAGAGTATATTTTGATAAAAAAATCAAATCCACTCCAGTCAAACCAGTGCCACTTTCACCAAAAGAAAAAACCACTGCCGAAATTTTAGGATTGCCTAAAGATAATTGATTACTATTTTATAGTATGAACGACACAAACGATATCGAATCAATGAAGGCAGAGGTTGAACATTATAAAAAACTCTGCATTCGTTCTCAGTTTTTGTTAGATGAAGGCATAGATGCTATGATAGGCATAAAAGATGCTTTGTCTAAATTGCTTAATGCAATTAAATTACATAAATTTTCCATAGAAGATAATAAAAATATCGATGAATGTAACGCTAAACTATGGGATTTGTTGGATGATGAAACTTTTAGTGAATGGTGATAAACTATGGATATCAAATTTTTTAATTTTAAAAATCAGGAATCAGAAGCCGCCAAATTATCAGAACCTAACCAAGAAGATATTACCAAATTTCTCAGGGCAGATTTCAAAAGATTGCAAAAAATTGATCGCAAAATAAAAATTATAAATGTGTCATACAAATTAGCATCTGTGATTACACTTTTAATCATGTTCACCATTATTTTTTACATAACATATTTGAAAACCAAATGAGCAATACATTTTTCATTTCAGATACACACTTTGGCCATCAAGGCATGTGTTTTTTTACCAAAGATGATGGTACAAAAGTCAGACCTTGGAATAATGCCAATGATATGGATGATTGCATGGTCGCAAACTGGAATGCAATCGTCAAACCTAAAGACAAAATTTACCATCTTGGCGATGTAGCTATAAAAAGAAAGCACCTAGAAACCCTTGCAAAACTAAATGGGGAAAAAATACTCATCCGTGGCAATCACGATATTTTCAAACTAAATGACTACGCACTGTATTTCAAGGATATCAGAGGCACTCATAAATTTGATAAGTTTATACTGTCACATTATCCCATACACAAGGAATCTATTCCACATTGGTGCAAAGCAAACTTGCACGGTCATACCCACTACAAAAAAGTAATGATAAATAGTCTGCCTGATCCACTATATGTCAACTTGTGCGTTGAATGCACTAACTATAAACCAGTACCTATAGAAGAACTAAATAATTATCTGCCATCAGTGTGACTTTGCACACATTCACTTGCAACAAGTATTACACACAATGTTTAAACCGAAGCCAACAAAAAAAAGCTGGACTAAAAATTAGTTCAGATAACCATTCATCTTTAACCAATCCGCAAAAGCATCCTGAACAACCTGCAAAGTTTCTGAGTCTAACCTATCCCTATATGTGGAATCAGCCTTGTTACTGATATGCTTTTTGCTAATATACTCCCCAACCAAAGCCTTGTTATTTCTATTCTCGGCAATATAATCTATTCTCCTTAACACTTCATCCACATCAACTCGCAATTTGCAAATTTCAAATATTCTCGTAATTACTTGACGCTTATTTTCTTCAAAACTTTCAAAAATAACTTCAAGATCAGAATTCTGCTTCCAATAATTGTACTTTTCAACTATATCATTCAAAAAAATATTAATTTTTTCTTCGCTTAAAAAACGTATATCCAACATGCCAAAATCTATGCTGCTAGCCAAAATATCACGCAAATCCCTCTTCGTTGTAAAAATCACATCAGCCCAATCCCTTAGTCCGTCATCACAACTGTGGACCTTTAAAATATTAAATTTCTTTTCAGACTTTTCAACAAAATTATTCTCATAACCAAAATTAATTTCATGCTTAGGAAATAATTGCTCCAAACCAACCCTGACAATGTTGAAAATTCTTAAACTGCCAGACCTAGGTATCCCAGCTACTAATATGTTCATATTTTATACCCGTTGTCTAAAAGCCAATGACCAAAATTGTCATTTATTAATTTAGTTTGATCTTCGCTTAATCTCTCACTGAAATGCAAATTTGTGTTCTCGCTAATATGATAATGACTCATTAAAGTCACCCAATCATATTGATCACGCTCCAAAACAGAATTTTTCTTTATCTCCTCCACACCATCCAAAACATGACCATAATTCGTATCAAATAACCCAAGTTTTTCAGAAACATTCATTATGTCTCTTAATCCAAACCTGCCATACTCCTCATACACTAGCTCATAATCCGAATAAACCCCCCACAAATCATGCATCGCAATCACAGCATGCAAGAAGTTAAGTAAAACTTCATCGCCATAAACTCTCCCACGATGCTTGTGGAACTCCAAACTACTAGCTGCAACATCACGCAAATCCCTCTTCGTTGTAAAAATCACATCAGCCCAATCACACCACTTTTGATCAAAATAATGTAACTTGATTATGTTGTGTACGCCAGCTTTTTGTAAATCAAATTTGTCATGCCAACCACAATGCAAACTCTCAAAAGAAAATTTTTGCAGTAAAATCAATCTTATGATATTATACAACCTCGTACTCCCACTACGAGGTATGCCAGCTACTAAAATGTTCATGACGTAAAAGAGAAATTATGAATCCCTTTTTTCAAATTATCGCTATCAAAATTTTTGAATACATTTTGTTCTTGGCCATCATGGCCTTAATCATCTGCCTGTTAAGCATCGGAGAATTCAACAAAAAAGATTAATCAGATTCGACCCCCTCGCTATCTATTATCTCATAATAAAAACTATCAGTGTGTTCACTAGTCCACCTGTCAGATCTCTCACACACAAACTCCTCCTTGTCTACTTTATACCTAGGTATATTGTTTACATCCAAAGGCTTAGTTATAAAATTAGAATCCCTCCACAAAATCCGATTGTTTGGCTGCAACGCAAAACAACCATTGTCCAATTTAATCAAGTGAGCGTTTTTGTAATCCTGCGGTGTCAAACTGTAACTATTGTTCTCCCAATCAAACGTCATCATGTACGTACCCCATTCCAACGATTTGTCCTTCAAAATCACCCTGCAACGAAAATTATTCAAATAACTAAATTTACACACCGTCATCTCATTTCCAAAACAATTCCATAATTGCAAAAAATCTAAACATGTAGATGCAGCATCCGTTTTATGCACCAACGCAGATATTGGCACGTTTGCCCTCTGCACCCCACTCTCAGTCATACAATGAAATAACATAGCCCTCTGGTGTACACTCCTAGCAGAAAATACACATGCCCTTTCATACTCCCCATGACCCTCCTCATAAGCAAACATGTGCTCTCTCCTAATGTACGCATAAAAAGGCTCAATATTAACATTCACAAATCACCACAATCTTTCTCTTTAACCATTGCAATCAAATTAGTTATCACATACAATTTATTTGAAACATTCATCAAGGATGGAATTAAATGATCAAAGAAATCCTCAAAGAAAATAAATTACAAATTGCCTCAATTTACTCGCTACTTATCATTCAATATGGTTTGTTTGCTATAATGCCATATCTCCTCGGCAAAGCCATTGACGATTTGCTCAAAAAAAATAGCACCGGCCTCGTCACACTTCTTATAGCCGAAATTGCCGCCCTACTTCTAGGATTCTTCCTCAAAAGATATGACACAAAAGTATTCATGAAAATATTTTGCGATAAAGCAATCAAAGCAGTACAAATTCTAAGAGACAAAAATATTCTGCCATCCAAAATCGCCGCCAGATACCAACTAGTAGGCTTTTACTCGGATTTCTTCGAATATAGCTTGCCACAAATCATAAACTCATTCATCGGCGCAGGAACAGCCCTAACCATGCTTTATATCACCGATCATAAAATTGGCCTAATAGCCAGCATCCTTTTCTTCCTCATGATTCTGGTAAACAAAATTTATAGCTTCAAAACACAAAAAATAGATCTCGATATTCAAAATAATAAAGAAAATGTTAACCACACCCTTATCGAAAATCTTGAATACAAACCACATCTCATCAACCTAAGTGCAAACTATGTAAAAAAATCAAATCTCGATGCTGCTAACTTCTTTTTTAATGATTCGCTATCAATCATTATGCACGTATCCATAATGATGATACTCGTTTACACAAATCCTACAGTAGGCGCTATTACATCCACACTACTGTATGTCGATAAATTATATGGCGTGACTTACAATATATTCTACTTCTTTATGTTCATGCGATCCATAGAAAATACCAACAAATTACTCCACGAAATGGATTAACAACATCCACTACTACCACACGACCCACTTACCCCACATTTGTCTGGAGCTAAACAATTAGCATTAACACTCTTCAAATGAATAGTTACCGTCTGTTCACTCAATTGCACCAAATTGATAAAATATAAACCCAAAGTTTCAGTCTGATACTCAAAAATAACAGGCAAATTACCCAAATCTAAATAACCACCAGCCTCAATAATCCTCATCAACTTGTCTAAAGTTATTTGATGATCAACATCACTGGCAACCCAAAGTTGCATACTACAATAATCTTCTCTCCTCTTAACACCCCCACAGTCTACAAAATCCTTTTGAATCCGACCTATCTCAGTAACATGATAATGTTCAGGCACATACTTTCCATCAGGCAAACAAAAACGAATCTTTGATTCCAAACTTAATTTATTCAATATTCCAAGAAATTCATTCAAACTCATGTCGCTGTATGTCATTTTGCACCTCAACAATATTATAGAAAAATTTGTTTTTCAAATTGTATAAAGATAAAATTTTTTATGAATAAATTTTGCAATTCCTGCAAACAAGAAAAAACAATCGAAAGTTTTAGCTATAAATCAAAAATAAAAGGCACAAGACACTCTAAATGCAAAACATGCCACAGAATTGATCAAAAAAAACATTACCAAAAAAACACCGATTACTACATTCAAAAAGCTAGCGAAAAAAAGAAACAAACCAGAGAATGGTGGCAAGAATATAAAAAACAATTCAAATGCGCTTGCGGCGAATCTCACCCAGCTTGCATCGAATTCCACCACCACGAAAAAAATAAAGAAGATGATGTCTCACACATCATGAATAATGGCAGTAGAAAAAAAGGCTTGGAAGAAATCAAAAAATGCATTCCTATTTGCAGCAATTGTCACAGAAAATTACACTATGAGTTGAGATATAAAAGCGGGTAACGAGATTCAAACTCGTACTAGAAACCTGTGTAAGGATTCAGAAATTTAAAATTAATCCCGATGATATGCTTTAAGTAATATTTTTAACTTTTTGCATCAAGTCTTCAAAGTTCATGCGACCCATAGCCTTTGCCAATTTGATGGCGTAAGGCTGGGTGTTCCAACTGCTGACATCAAGATAAATTTTATCTTTATGCTCTTCAGGGATGACTAAGCCGCTGTCGATAAGCATTTTCAAAATTGGATCGTCAAGCTTTTCTTTGGGAACTTCAATGTTTTTAAGTTGGTATAAGACACCTCGGTAACCGTTACCCAAATCTTTTTGGATTAACTTGAAATTTTGAGTCCAATAGGAGTTTTTCAAGATTTTCTTGATCTTCTCGTCAGTGATGTCTTTGTCAAGAATGACTTGTCTTCGATTGGGAAAACCTCGGTCGTCACGAACTTCTTCTTCCCCAATAATCCCGGCATCTAATAAGGCAATGTATTCGGGATCATCATAACTAAAAAATTCGCCTTTCTTGAGTTTGGCTGTCACGGGGTGTTCTGTCACAGGCACATCTTTAAACTTTTTCCATTTTGTCTGGATACGGCTTCCAAGAGTTACTTGCTCAGCAAGCAAGAAGGGTTCTAAATTACTTGATGGGATGCGTCCTCTGTAAGCCAGTGTTGAAGAAACATCTACAGATCCTTGAGCAGTAACCGATCCTGTATCTTCGTCTGGGGCTAAGCGGCTGGGATCGAGTCCGGTTGTATTGATGCGTATGATAAGTGGACTACCGCCATATTTATTGGCCGCTTGTTTGGCGGCTGTACGGGTAGCAGCGTCCGGGTCTGTGGATAAGTAAACTAAATCGCTATGGCTTAATGCACTAACATTCTGTGAGCCGTAGCCACCAGTAGAGCCGGTCAGACGGCGAGGTGCCAAGCCTTTTTCTTTGATTCCTTCATACCATAGATTGGTTGAAGTGCCGTGGTAGAAATACTTGGGCATCTTGTTGGCCAGACGAACTTCTGGTCGGCTCATCCAGTATGCCACAGTTCGGTAGCGGCCATTGCCTCCCTGCATGTGCCCTGACATAAAATAATGTTCAACGGTATACTTGTCGATGTCAGGATGTTTGCTTCGTAAAGCGTTGATGATCTGGCGAAACTTCTTGGACTGTGGTCCCAACTGGTGTAGCTGAATGCGTCTATCTGAGGTCATGACTAAGTGAGGTTTATTAGTCTTGTAGTCGTAAGGAATAATGTTGCCTTTATTGTCCAATGTTAAGGCAAAATTACGACTGAGGTAAGGTTTGCCCTCATAGTTTTGAAACTTTTCGGGGTTTGTGATTTTGGGGTCAAAAATAGCTTCTGTAAGTTGCAGCCACTCCTTGAAACACCCGCACATAGTTTTGGCAGTTGTTGAGGACAGGGTGTCGGCTAAGGGATATTTGATATGAATTTGGTCAAGAAATTTTTCCATGTTTGTATATATGAACTGTATTTATTTTTGCTGGCTCTTGCCGTCTTAAAGATAAATGCCTTGATCAGTTGTTTATCTCACCAGCGTTATTACATCTTTTAATCTAGTAAATGCAAGCCTATGCATTGTTGTTAGAAAAAGCGGGTAACGAGATTCAAACTCGTACTAGAAACTTGGAAGGATTCCGTGCTATCATTACACCATACCCGCAAAATATGCAGAAATCGAATAATAAATTCAATTCCAACATAAAATTAAACTAGTAAGATAAAATAGATTTGTTTGAAATGTGAATGTGGATTTTCTGCCCCAGCAAGGGTATGCAAAAAAATCAACAAAAACTGTTCTAAAATTTCTAATCTAGTTCTCCTCGTTTTACTTTTTGGCAAAACGATCTCATGTTTTTCTCGTTGTAGACTGCTCCAAACAAAGTAGTCTCCTCCCATACTTCAAATGCCATTTCATGCTTGGATGCATAAGCTTTGCCAGCGTCAATCTTGGCAACAACCGTTAGATCCTGAAGCCACTTGTTAGGCTTTACTTCAATTAGTTTTTTGGTGCCATCATCGTAATAGACAACCAAGTCTACAAGATAAGATCCGTTAATGCATTTCACAGGATTGTAATAATTTATAGCCGTTGATTCATATTCGTACTTCAAAACACTGTTGTCCTCATCCAGTTTCATAAATGCTTTTTTCTCATAAGAAGATTTGTACTTTATAACCTTGTCACATTTTTTAGAAATGTGTGTGCCCCTAGCATGATGTGTTTTTGCATCGAATCCATTAATGTGTTGTTGTATAGCAGCCTTGCTTAATTTCTCCCTTGTTGTTTTTAACAGGCCTCCTTGGGCACTAAGCATTTCCTTTCTGCCTTCACTTATGTTTTGTTTGTGTTCATCTGTGTAAACCCTTCCAGACATAAGTTTAGACATTTTACTTTTTGTTTCTATGCTATGATGCTTGCCCAGCATCCCACTTCCTCTATTTTCTGTGAGCGTTTTTTTAATTTGCGCTAATCTTTCTGGATGGGCATGCAAATAATCTCGTAATTTTTTTTTAAATTCATCTGTTCTTTGTATGCCAGTTAATTTTTGGCTAATTTTGCAACGGTGTTCTTCTGAAATTGTTTTTTCTAACTGGACGCAACTTTTGCACTTTTGAATGTAAGGTTGTTCTAAGTTGCCAAAATACCCGCTCATTTTCATAGTTCTGGTTTTATCACCTTTATGTCTGGGATCTGGACACACCACAACTATTTCTTCATCTGTTTGTCTTTTAGCAGCACCTTTGGTGTTCATTGGGTTCTTGTACTTCATTTGACAATCACGACAAACAAACTCTTCTCCTCCATTCTTAAGAATATTTCTTTTAGCCGAAACTTTTGCAATAGATCGTTTTCTATCTCCAGCATGGTTTGCATGATCGCAATATATTTCAACTATTTCTTTATCTTTTAAGGTTTTAAACTTTTCATAAAACTTTTCAATATTCATGGCTTGCCCCTTGCTTAATATCGGCAAAATTAACAACCATAGTAATTATACACCTAGCATAAAACTTTTCAAGTTCTTTTGAAAATTTTTTTTGTTTATTAAACACAATAAAAAAGAACCCCGATTTTTACATCGGGGTTCTTTTTAAATTCCGATACTTAAAGTATCTAAATCTACTAAATCACGAAATTGGCAATCGAGAGGCGGGCGTAGAACTTTGCGCCCTCCCTGAGTAACTTTTTTCCGTATCTTGTCAAGATTCCCTTACGTGGGCAGAAGCTCTCTGGATCGAGAACAACTGGGGTCTGGGTGAGTGGCACATAGGGGCAGTAGAAATATCCGCTGTCCATGTAGCTGTCGCCCTTATAACCCATTAGGATCTGATTGGTGGGGAATAGAGGATCCTTGTAGAGGCGATAGCGGTTGGCTACGGTGCCGACATACTGGATGCCTAGGCTGCTGGTGAAGGTCTCGCTAGGAGCGGGAGCAAAGCCAGCGGTGGCGGTTTCGAAGATAGAAGCGACTTCAGGAGAGGTCACAAGGAAGTTAGCGCCGCCACGTAGGGTCTTCTTGTGGATGACGTTGGAAACTTCAACGATCTTCACATAGAGGGCTTCGTATTTTTCCTTGATGGTATCACCAAGGGCGGTAGCTAGATCCCATGCAGCGACAGTACCGGCGTTGTTACGCAAGTCCTGAATAACTTCACGGTCGATTTCTAGGTTGATTTCCTGAGCTAGAACGCCGGTTAGTTCGGCTTCAGCGTCGAGGTTGTGCTGGCTACGGAGGTCTTGTTGAGCCTCATAGGACCAGACGGCCTTTAGCTTACGGGTTTTGGCAGCGATCTCTTCAGATTCGATGACAAGGTTGATCTCAGGAAGATCTTGGTTGCATTCCATGTTGTACTCGTAGGAGACAACAACGGAGTTGGTGCCGGGGGCAGCGGACCAAGTAAGGCTTAGTTCGCCGGTAGTGATGTTGAGGGAGCCGCTGCTCACTGTTGGTGAGGGGGAGCCGATAGCGGTTAGGCTTAGGCTGCTGCTACCAGATGGTACTACGAAGGTGTAGACAGCTGTAGCGCCATCATAGACGGTACCGGTGACGGTGCCAGCTAGGATTGGGGTGTGTTCTAGGACGAAACTTGATGTTACGGTGCTACCACCGTTGGTTTGGGTTTCGTTCTGAACGAACTGGCTGGAGTAGAAGATGTCGAGATTAGCTTCACCGCTAGCGAGTTGCTGTAGTGAATTGACATCATCTCCGGGGAATCCGCCGTTGTTAGAAGCGCCACGGATGGCACCTTTGTTGCTTGAGTAGCGGAAGCGGAGATAGTACACCAAGCCGGTTGGGCCTAGTAGTGGCTGCACGCTAACAATTTTGTTAGCGATTAGCTGGGGGTAGATACGACGAACAAGTGGGATGCTGATTCTCTTGAATTGAGCAACATCGCTTGTGTCGGTTGAAGTCTCGTTGATCAGTCTCTGGTTCTCTAGGAGAACGGCAGTAGCAGAGCGGACATAGGGATCTTCGATGCCCTTTAGAATGCCAGTCTTTGACCAACGGCCTTCAAGCTCTCTAGCTTCATTTAGAAATCGTGCGTTTGCGTTCATTTGTACCTCAAATTAAAAAGTTGAACTTACTTGGTAGGCTTTTTCACGCCTGAGAGAATTAAAAGCTCGTTTGCTTCACCGTTGTTGGAGTTATATTCCGCAATAACTTTAACGTTTTCGGTGTCGATATGTCCTCTCCCACTTACATTCTTTGCTTTGACTGCTCTCTCTTTCTGTTCAGTAAGAAGTTTGGTCTTCTTATTCTGAAGAACAACGTTTGTGCGTTGTTCGTTGATCATGGTGGATGCCTTCTTAACGGACTCATTTAGACGGGTATTGTCTGTTGAGAGTCTGATATTTCTGGCTTCCATGATTCTGAGTTGGCCCTTGAGTTCTTCGATGTTCTTGCGGGCTTCATCTAGCTTGGTGGAGGTAGCGAAGGTGCGTTCCTCATCACTTAGGTAGTCGGATGCGATGTTGACGATCTTATCTAGTGCGACTTTGTGTTCGAGGACACGTGGGTCGTTGACTAGGTCATGGCGAGCTTGTTCGTAGATTTCAGCGCCCTTCTGTTGAAGGAATTCGTCAACTTTGTCTACGATGTAGGCTTTCATTTCGGCTAGTTTGCCGTCATATTCTTCGTAGAGGTCGGTTTCTACCTGAGACTTCTTGTTTCTTTCGTCAAGCAGCATCTGGTAGGCTTCTTCGTAGCCTTCTTCTAGGGTCTGTTCGAATTCTGCCTTTTGGACTTCTAGGCGGGTTTTAAGATCATTGATGATCTCATAAGCCTCTTGGTATCCTGTGTAGGCGGTTTTCTCAGCTTCGGATAGTTCCTGAGAAAGCTGTGAGTAAGCTTCTTCTAGGTTCTTATTAAACTCCTTTTCCATTTCCTCTTTTGCTTCGGAGAGCATTTCGGTAACGGCAGAAGCGACCTCATTGATTTGGTCAGCGGGAACCAATTTCTTTAGTGATTCGACAATTTTGTTTTCCATTATCCCAACCTCGTAATGATGTTTTTGGTTTTCTCTTTTACAAGTCCGCCCAAGCAAGCTATGAGAGCATCTTTGTTTACACTATGTATGCTGCTGGTTTCATTTTTTGTGGGCTTTCCTGATTTTTCTTCGGGAAAATGCTCCTGATTTTCCTTAGTTACCACTTTCTCTTGGAAAGCGGCGAATGTTGAGGGGTCAGCAACGACATCGAAGGTGATGAGTTTATAAGACTCATCGATGACTAGGATGCCATTTTCATTCACCTTACCATTGCCAACGCCTCTGGATGAGACTCCTACACGGACACCATCATTGATTAGGGCTTTTAGAATTTTTCCATGAGGGGTGTTGAGGATTTCACCTTCGCCCATCAGGATATTTCCTTCCCACCATAATTTTGTGATTACGTGGGATGCTTTTTCAAAATGAATGATGCTGTCTTCAGGGTGGTCGAGTTCACCAATTAGACCTCTGGCTTTAACGCATTCTTGCAATTTCTTAACATTCTCATTTAGTACGCTGTAGCTGTACATTCTTTTGTTTTTGTTGACGGCTTCTGCCTCTTGGAACTTGCCTCTGAACCGTGTTAGACCACGGTCAGAGGATTCGTTCAGATTCATCACCAATCCGCCGCTCATGCAGCTATCTACTAGTAATATGTCTCTCACAATAACTCCTATTATTTACAGAATTTAAATGTTGGAGCCTTGCTTTCATCCTTTGCCATGAAGATGCTGAAGGCTGTCTTGCATGGTCATTCCGTGATCTGGGATGTAGGGATTCTTGAGATTAGGCCAAGTATCGCCTTGTTTGGTTCCTAGATCATCATCGTCTTCGATGCTCTTTTCGCCGTGGATTTTGAAATCTCCGGGTTTTGGAGCATAGGGATTCGCCATATCTGGGTACATGTCTTTGCCTGACATCTTGGTGTAGTAGTCTTCGACATCGACGTGTACTGATTTGCCGTCAGAAACGGGACTTGATTTGTAAAGTCCGGCGTTTTTAGCGGGAGAGCCATCAACGGCAGCGTACTTGTGGATAGCTGGGTTATCGCCACTCAAGCTAACGTGAGCGGAGGGAACATCCCAAACGCTTCCGTTGAAATCTGCGGCTTCGCTGATGGTCTGTAGATATAGAGCAACTTCCTCTGCTAGAGATAGGGAAGGCTCGGATTTTCTATTTAGTACGAGTTCGCACTCATGAATCATGGATGATGTTTCGGCCTTGGTGGCTTCATCACCTAGTTTTTCAGCGGTTCTGTAGACTTCGCTGAGGGAACGGTATAGGTCAGAGAAAACTTGGTATTGTGTGCCGAGGTTTTCATCAATTTTGTTGAAAACAGATTCTGCAACGGTTTCGAAGTTTTCGTAATCTTCAAGATTAGCGGTCTTGCCTGCAACGCCGTAGATTTTGCCTACTTTGTCGCTGAATGCTTTGTGAGCAGTTCTTAGGATGCCATCAGCGAGGAATTCGCAGGTGTTGTCATCATAATTGTTTGCTCCAACGGCTTCTAGGGTTTCGTTGATTTTCTTTGCCAATTCTGGTCTGGTCAAATAAATCAGGTCAGGCCAAGCGGAAACAACATTTTCAAAAGCTGTTTCGAGAGCGCCATTATCGCTAACGGCGTTGAATTTCTTCATATCGCTAACAGCACGAACCCAATTTGATTCATGCATACCAACGCCCATGCCGTTTTTACGACCTTTTTCGACGGTGCTGTTGCAGCCGCTCCAAGTCATAGTGAGGACTTTGCCCTCATTACGGACTTGAGAACGAGGAATCTGGATTGATTTCACGTTGCCACTTGCGTCTTTTGCTGATTTGACATTGTTATAAACATTGCCATTGGCTTTGAAGTCAACAAACTCAAGGATGTTATTAGCAATAACATTCCATTCGTTTTTCTTGTGATCCCCGGCTTTTTTGCCAAGTTCTCCAAGGCGCTTCTTGTGGAATTTGCCCTTTTTGGCATGGCGTTTTTCTTCTTTTTCAGATGTGCCTTTGCCCTCTTTGCCAGCCATTTTCTTCTGGAAGTAAGCAACGAGTTGTGGGGGCATTTTGCCTTTTTTCTTGCCATGTTTCTTGGCTTCGCTGATGATGCCTTCACGGAGATTTGCTTTGACAGTTGGAATAGTGAAATAGTTGGAAAAATTCTGGCTTGCTTCTACTAGTTTCTCATCCAGGATGTTGTCAACCATGCTGGTGATTAGTTCTTTTCTGGTTTTCTCTAGGCTATTGCCTTCAATTACTAGCTCTTCAACATTCTCAAGGAGTAGTTCCTTGTCATTCATGGAGTAACTGGCATGAACAAAGTTGCCATCAGAGTTGATGTAGGTGACATCATTTTCACTTAGGCAATATAGTTTCAAACCTGTTTGGTTGGTGGCTTTGCCAAGAATCTCAGCGGCTTCGGTGAGTTCTTTTTCGGCAGTCGTGACAGAGTTCTTCTCAATTTGCTTGAAGACATCAAAATCAATAAATTTTTTCTTCATCTTTATCTCCTGAAAAGTTTGCAATATAATCTAGTTCGAGATTATATATTAAGGATGTTGATCTTTGTATATCGTTAACAAAGAAAACACTTTCCAACTTATTTGTTATGTATGCAGCGGCCCTTATTTCTTGGTGACTCATGAAACTATTTTCGGAATATTTGAAAGAAAATGCGGAAAATAATGGTTTTGATTTTGCCAAGTTTCCAGCTGAGATCCAGAATCAAATAGTTGACAAGTCTATGAATATTTTTGAACATATGATGAGAAAATATCCAAGTGATTGCATGGATTTTATATCAAAGTTTGTTACTAAAGATGAATTTATAAAATCTGAATACGATACTATGAAGACTTTGGGATCAGCTTTTGGCGACAATCCCAAAGAATATGGTTTGGGTTACATTAAGGGCAATTATCCCAAAACTGGTTTGAATAATTAATTATTTAACATTGATTTGAAGGCAATGTGTGCGAAGTCACTCATAGTCATCATAATCAGGTGATTCAATATCTTCTTCGTTGGCATAATCTTGAATTTCAAGATCGTACTTTTGGATATCTGCCGAATTAGGAATCGGAAGTGTTTCTGTGCTGCCAGCTTCTGGAGTTGGTGCTTCGCCGGTTGGTGAAGGTTCTGTTTCTGGTGGTGTTTCTCCGGGTGGGGACAACATTGGATTTGGTCCTTCTGGTGTCGTCCCAATTTCTTCTGCATCTTCTTCGCTTGGAGCGGGAATTCCAACGCCAAGCAAAGCTGGATTTTGAGAAAGAATCTGTAGTTTTGCATCTTCGATTTTTTGCATTTTTGCTCTAGCCATGATGAGTTTTGCATCTTCATCGGTATAACCCATCCATTTTGTAAGGATGTCATAATCGCCCATGATGGCTGCGCTTTTAAGCCCTGTGGCATTTTGTATTCTTGCAGTGACTATTTCGGCTCTGCTCAATTCCCTCCATTCTGATGGAGGAGTCATTCTAACCTGCAAATCGTCGTAGGAGTCGAGAGGAAAACCTCGTAACTTTAAATGTCTATCAGCTACTTCCCACATTGCATCTTCAAATGGAGCTTGCAATCTTTCAATCAATCTAGCCACTCTAATGTCTTGTGCTGAGAGTGTAATTCTCGTAACAGCTGCATCTTCGACATTGAAGTAATTTTTGGGGAATTGCAATGCTGTAAAGAGTCTGTTCCGAAAGTAAACGGCATCATCTATTTCACCTAGATTTTGCGCACCGGGAAGCGTTTCAATTTTGGTATTAGAATTGGGTCTTATTGGCAACCAATAATCTTCATCGACGGCTGGAGCGTGGTATCTTTCTTCTACAGAATTTGGACCTTGCATGCCTGCTCTGTTGCTGCTGATTTTTTTCTTTCTGAATTGATCTTTTAATTTTTCCACAAAAGCTTCTGCTTTGAATGGAGGAAGTTGTCCTACATCGATGTAAAATACACGGCGTTCAGGACTGCGGCTTAATCTGTAAACCAGCATGGCATCTTCCATAAGTCGTAGTTGGTGTGCTGGACCTCTGGCGGCTTCTACCATGCTTACTCCATATGGGTAGAAAGTTTTTCTATCATCGCCAATTCTGGCGTGTATTATTTGCTCTGGAGAAAACCTAATTGCAGTAGCCATCATGATATCTTGCTCTGTGGCTTGAGTCACAGGCGCTCTTGTGAGGCTTTGGTAATCTGGTCCTTCCTTACTTTGTTGAAACTCTACGACCCTTCCTTTAGTGGTTTCAATTCTGTAGATGGATTCTGGCGGGAGTCTTGATATGCGCATGACTCCATTTTTAGGACTATCAAGATCAATAATTATTTCATAAAAAAGATCGCCATAAAGCAAAAGGCTTTTGAAATCGGCCCATGCTCTGCGATCAATATTGATCATGGATTTGTGGAAAAACAAGAATTCTAATTCTTCACGCACATCATCATTTTTGCATTCTATTGTAAGAATGTGACCTTTGTCATTTTTTTGGCAGTTGTGTACAACTGCGCTGTTTGTGCAGAAGTTTTGATGATCTTCTACAGAAAGGTCAAAAACCTCCTTTACTGATCCTTCAAGCTTGCTTACAACTCTTCTTCTATCCTTTTTGCGTGAAATTACTCGCAATTCATCTAGAGTAAAGCCTTCGGCCCGCAATCTGTTTTTAACAGTTTTCCAATCGCAATCTACCATATTGGTGATTTGGTGCATAGTCATGCCGCTTGCGATGAGTCTTGCGTACTGATTGATTCTATCAAGTTTGATATTCGATTTACCAGTTCTCCATTCGTCTACAAATTGTCTTTCATGCATCCAGCCTTTTTGGAAAGTAAATATTCTTGGATATTGTTTTGTTGGTATTTTTGTAAGGTACTGACTGGCTGGCAGCCTGTAAAAAGGCATCAATTCATCGTCTTCGTTAATTTCGCCAGCTTGCCTCCAGCTACCATCTCTCATAAGAATTCGGTGATCTGTAGTTGTTTCAAGACTTGTGCCATCGTCGAGAACAAGAATTTGGGTTTTGGCTACTTTTGTCATTCTTGGAGAGTGTGCCCAACCAAGTGTGTAATCTTGTTTTTTAAAATCCCAGCAGTATACAAGAAACTTGTCATTTGCTTGTTTTTCAGCGAGTTCTTTTATTGGTATCATGCCAAATGGAGTGGCTATGAGGGTGTTTCCTGCCAAACATGATTCGTCGGAGAAAACGTTCAAAGCCATTTCTATTTCTGGAATGTTTCTTAGTCTTTCGTATTCTTTGTAACGACTTTGTCTGTTTGTTACTGTTGACAGATCAATGAAGTCATTTGTTTCCCTGAGTCTAATTAATCTTGAGTCGGAGTTTGACCAAAAACTGCCATCGGGACTTAGCGATGGTATGGAGTCTGGCTGAATGATGCCTGCGCCAACCACGTCCTTGGTTTGCAGGGTGCGTGCTAAAGGATCTTTTGTGAAGGCAAAATCAAATGTTTTGAAAAAATCTGCCCAAATAGGTGTTGGCATGTTGTAGCTTCTTAACCTTTCATTCTATGCTCTATTATAGTTAGTGTTTAAAGTGGATAATTTTGCCGCCGATAAAACTAAATTAAGAAAACAATGAAACCATTTTTTGTTTATTCGCATTTGGGCGCAAATATTGATTTCTGGAATAATTTATTGTCTTCACATCGTAGAATTATGTCAATTTATGACGGCAAATCCAAAAACATGTATATGAATGGTGATCTTACAGAAAGAATACCAGAACCTAAAAAATGGTTTTTTTCTAAAGCGAAGTGGTTTGATATATTGCTACATAACAAGCAAGTTGGGTATAAAAGCTTCTACTCTGATTATCCATCTGTAATAATTTTTTCTTTTCAATCGGGCGTTTTGGATAAAATTAAAGAAGATAATTTGTACGAAAAAAAATATGCCGACAATTATTTGCATTTGCGATATGAAAGGTTGCTTTACATTTGCAAGAATTCAATAAAACCTTTGGTATTTGTTGAGGGCTTGTCATCTGTCGAGCATCTGCAAAACAAAATATGCGACTTTTTATCTTTAAAAAACGAATGTGTTGAAGTAAAAGATGTTTTTATTAAAAATAATTTTGAAGAAAACGAATTTTTCAAGCGACTGCTTTTGCTTAATGAATCTGGCAAAATATCATTAGCCATTTAAGATGGAATCAGCGCCTTGTTGTGGCTCGGATTTTGGGGTCTCCAATTTCTTTTGTTCATCTTGCAACATTTTATCGAGTAGGTGCAAAGCTTTTTGTGCTGATTCTAATGAATTGAATTGCATTTTGTTTTGCATTTCATTTTGATACTGCTGCACATTTCTTTTATGGCGTTTATTTTGTACTTCATTTATGGCAGAAATGGTTTTCTTGAATGAGGATTTGACATTTTCTAAGGCGAATTGATCTGGCAGCTGCCTGTAAAGCTCTAGCAGGCTTTTTTTAATGTTATCAAGTTTTTTTTCGTTTGTGTTCATTTTATCTTGGTTATGCTTAGCACTTTGATGTCGCAGCCAGTAAGCGTCCTTTCGCAGAGTTGGTCGCTAAAGGTTTGATTTCCTCTATAAAGTATTTTAAAGTCACAATTTTCACTTGTAAGGAAACATTTTGCGACTGGTATTGGTGATTCCTTTAAATTTATAAGATCTCGAACGCAAGTCTTGTAATTATCATCAGATAATTGTTCTTTTTGCAAAAATCTTTTTTTTATATCTTTTGATTTTTGTCTGTTTTCAAAATATTGTTCAAATTTTTTGTTATCAGATGATATTTCAAGAGTACGTTCTTTTAATTCAGCGTAAAATGTTGTTTCGTCTAAATTTTTTATGCAAAAAGTGCTTATGGGCTTGGTGGTTTCTTCGATATTTTTTGGAAAAGGTATTATGGTTGCGTTTAATTTTTCTCCGGTATTTTCGCAATATTCATAAAACAAATATTTTGTTGCATTGGCATAAAGACTTGTTTTGTTGAAAATCATTTCGGCTAGTTTTACATTTGTCTTTGATTTGCCAGCTTCAAAAATCATTTCTATTGCCTGATCCGAAAAGCACACTTGGTTTTTAGCTTTTATGAGAGATGCAATATCTTTTGTTTTTTTGTATTCATTTATTGCTTTTTTTGTCAAAACTGGATTGGATGTGTTTAGCCATTGCATGATATTTGTTTCGTTGTTGTATGCCTTGTAAACCCAATCTTCATTTAAAAGAGAAGAGTACAATGCATCCTTGTAATCTTCAAGTTGGACATTGATATTGGGCTTACGAATATAAAACATATTTTCACCTCATACTTCCCTTTACATGATTAATGCAAAAACCAGCCAGCCAATTGCCCACCCGAATTCTTTGAGAAGGGCGTTGTTTTTTCTGTACATGTTCATCAACAATTCGTTTTCAAATTCATCTGCCGTTCTTTCTCTCGTTCTCAACCTATCTAGGATATCTTCTTTTAAACCTTTTCTTAATTCTGTTCGAATATCGGCAGCGCTGTTTGTGCTTCTTCCAGCGCCGTCTGTAACTGCCATGCCTAATGGAATATCTCGAATGCTTTGATCTCTAGCATATACTGCGACAGCCATAGACATGATTGCGTCATCATGTTTGCCCTTGGCAGCTTCCGCTTTCTTGCTTGTGTTGTTGAATTCAAAAGTCTTCATTTCTCTCAATAATCTTCTGCTTTTCATCTTAAGGCTATTATTCATGATTCTGGATTGGAATCCCTGCAAGAGAATTGGCCTATTGGCAACAGTCACTTTAATGCCCGGTTTAAGAGTTTTGGTATTTCTTGAAGAATAGAAAAGGTTTTCATAGGAGAAATCTAGTTGTAACATATTTAATACTATACATCCCGGACCCATATCTTCAACTGCTATCAATGCGTTATTGTATAGCAATCCCAATTCGTTTACTATACTTGCTAGATCGTGTGGAGATATATTGTTGCTGTAAAACTCAGCTACCTGTTCAAATGTTTGCATGTCAATAATTTGAATACAGGAATTATCTCCATTTTGTCCGACACCTTCGGCGCAATCCACGCCCAAAACGTATTCGTGCCCTTCAACAGGTTCTTTCCATAACCAAAAAGCTCCTCTTTGCACGTCATCAACATCTTCGTCAGCATTATCTTTGTTTGCGTATCTGTGAAAAAGTTTTTTCAAAGGATATATGTTTTTGAGTTCTTGATCGAGAGAGGCCAGTTTATCGGATGGAATGTATGTCTCCCCAGAACCCAAGAACGACCTTAAAACTTCTTGTAAATATCCTCTTTCACCCAGCTGCGCCCTTTGCTCTTTAGCCCAGTCTGGATTGTATTTTTCGTTATAATCTGGATGTTCCCAATAGTCTAAATCTATGACATGAAATTTGTTCTCGCCTGCTTTTGCTTTGGTATATGTTTCTTCGTACCAGTTGCCAAGACCATTTACCGTAGAAACAAGGACGCAGCTTCCACCTGTGCTTAGCACAGGCCACATAGCTTTCCAGTGTGTTTCCATGTCGGGTATAAACGCTGCTTCGTCAATAATAAGAAACGTCACGGACTTACCACGGGCGGCTTCTGGGCTGTAAAACTGTAAAGCTCCACCAGTATCAACAAATTGTTTAAGGTGATCGTTCCATTTACCGTCTTTTTTTGGTCTGAGCCATTCGGGCATGTGTTCTACCGCTCTGTCAACCAGCATGCCTGTTCCTACAGCTTCACGATCTGTTTTTGACAGTGTCATAATTTGCTGATCTAGTTCAAACATGCATTTGTATAAACCGTATAGCAAAGTAACTGTTGTCAAACCGCCTTGTCTAAATTTTGAAATAATATTAAATCTAAACTTTTTATACTCTTCGATGCATCTTGCCTGATATTTGAAAAGCAAGAATGGAATCAGGCCTTTCGTAGGATGCAGAATTTTAATATATTTGTGGCAAAAATATGGAAAGCTTTCTATGCACTTAAGTATTTCTTCCTGCTGTCTATTGACATCGTAGGCAGCTACTTCTGCTGTTGTTTCATCAGGATCAATATCCAATTGATGTTCATCAAAGTAGTAGAAATCAGTATCGTAGGTTTTACGATAATACTCTTTGAGTGATTTGTATTTGTCTCGCCAAATTGATGTTTTTTTCATTTTATAAGTCACACTTGCTAAAATATATATTGTTGAGGGAGTTTCAAAATGATAAAAAATGAAAATTATGTCAAATTTGTACATCTGATGCTTCAGGATTTGAAAAATGAAAAGAAGCACATGTTGTTTTATTTGACGGCAGCATCAACTGTGAGCGGCTTGCACAGAGAAGAATATAAAGAACTGCTTGAGTCTGAAGCTCAATCCGAAATGAAACATGTTTTGGAGTTCCAAGACGCAATACTTGGAATGGGCGCAGATTTCATGCAAACTGATGAAGTTAAGGAGTTCAATGACTTCGAAGTCTTCTATGACCCACGTCAAATCCTTGAATATGCTTTGAAAATGGAAGAAGAAGTTGTGTTTAATTATGCTCAGAGAATTGCAAATGATTTAGGGCTTTTGGACGAACCTGAAAAACGTTGGATGGAAATATTTTATGAAGACCAACTAGAAAAAAGCAGAAAAGATGTAGATAACCTTAAAATGATTCTGCGACAGGCATAAATAAATATTTAGTATAATTTTTGAGGTCAATATGGCATTCTTTCAAAATGTTTTCGATTTCGAGTTCAGACCAACTTTGTTTGGCGCTGATAGACAATATCAGATGTCATTTAGGCTGCCAGCAAATGCTAACAGAAGCGATTATATGTTGAGTGGCTTGGCCGAACCATACAATTTTGCCACATACAATACAATCACAATCAATTATGCTATTGACACTAATTTTGTAAATTATTGCCCAATTATTGTTAATGTAGCTGGTGCAACAGCGGCTGCCACAACAGCTACAGAAGTAGCTACTGCCATGAACAGCAATTCATATTTTTCAGCTATTTTTTCAGCACATGTCTATCCAAGCACTGGTGTTGCAGGTAGTGCAAACAAAGTTTTGATAAAAGGTAAGCAATCAAGAGGTATATTCAGAGCTTATATTAGCAACAATGGCGCAGAGAGCGTAATTAGATTTAACAAAAACGCTCCAGTCAGAGAACTGCCAAGTCTTTACAGCAAATACACCATAGCAAATCGGTTTAATTATCCTAATTTGGGACCAGACAGAATCATTCAATTGAGTCCTGCTGATCCTATGGATGCCACGATTATCACTGATGCTGGTTTTAATCCATCATCTCCAAAAGCAGATTGGCAACTTTTGCAGGGTGTCAACGATGCATTCTTCTTCTACAAGAGAACATACAGTGGTGGAGTCATTACTCAAGAAATTAAGTATTATGCTGGAGCTTCTGCTGGCGATCTTGCCAAGAAGACATACTACACGTATTCTGGATCCGATTTGGTTGGAGTTATGGAAACTCCATACGTTCTGCAATCTGGCGATCTCATTACACCTCCCTGATTAAACGATATCACCCCATTTTGACCGCAATTTTTGCAATTCATGTTGAGCAAGTTCGGCAACGACTTGCTCTTCTTCTTTTTTGATCTCTTCCATTTTGCGTTTAATTTTTTCTTGGACTTTTTCATAAAGATCATCTACTGTTTTTTCCCACATATCATGGGGAACGAACGCCATCAAGGTTCCATGCTCTTCATGATAAACTAGATAACCTTTGCAATACAATTTAATTGTTTGTTCATAATCGTTTGAAACTATTTCAATATTTCTGCCAGAGGATAAACCGTCATAGCTGTAGCCGATATTGTATGACACCGTACCTTCATCGAGAATTGGTATAGTATTTGGGTCTGTTATGTCAAACATTTCGTCGTAGTCTATAGTTTCAGAAAATCCGCTATCTTTGATTATTTCAAATCCCAAATATTTTGCTATTCTATAAATTTTACCTTCCATTCCCATGTAATTTTTTTGTACTGCTTCGTTTGTTCTTTGTTCTAGAATTCTGGCTTCAATATCCATAGATAAACTCCGGGGGTGTTATATGAGTCTAATAAATAAAACAGTGGATTTTTTTAAGAATTTGTTTTCAAAATTTTATAACAGCACAAAATCCTGTTGTAATGTGAAAAGTTTAAATAATGGCCTTGTCACATATCTTATTAATGACCCTGACTATCCAAATTTGCTGGTGCAAGTTGATAATCCCAAACCGAACGGCTTGAATATTAATGTGAAGTTTTATATTGGTGCAACTGCCGAAAATTTTGATAGTGTTCAAGGCAAAGCGGCAAATGTTTATGGACTTTTGTGTCATGGAATCAACATTTTTAATCGCAAATTGAATTTGAGAAAATGGTTTGCTACAAATGTGCTTCAAGTGGATCCTCTTGCAGGTCAGCAGGCAAACGCATATTACGATAGAAAAAGCCTTAAATTTTTCTTTTTCGACAGAAACAACACAACTGTTTATACTTGTTTGTCATCAGACATAGTAAGTCATGAATTAGGGCATGGTTTGCTTGATGCCTTTAGACCAGATTTTTTCAATATGGCCAATATGGAAATAGCTGCTTTTCACGAAGCGTTTGGAGATGTCACGGCAATGATTTGTACTTTACATCATCCAGCTATTGTAGATTTCATGTTGCAGGAAACTGGTGGTAATCTTAGGCAGCACAACATTGCTACAAAACTGGCAGAACAATTCGGTAGGAATTTAGGATATGCTCATGCATTGAGAAATGCATACAACGATCACAAGTATGTTAAGCCAAACACTTTGCCGAAAAACGGACATGGTGACGGTTTGTTTAATGAACCTCATAGTTTTTCAAAAATTATGTCTGGTATTTTTTACGAATTATTTTGTGAAATTTACGAAGCTAAAGGACGCAATAGAAACGCATTAATTTTCGCAAGAGATTATATGTTTGACACTTTCTTAGAAACCTGTATGGTTGCTCCATCGACCGCCAATTTCTTTGAGACTTTTTGTCAAACTTGGCTGTCGGTTGATGCCAAAAGGCCGGAATCATTTAAGGATTTGTTGAACAAGGTATTTGCAAATAGGGCTGTGTTTCAGGCTAAAGCCATGTCTTCATCTTGCGAATCTGAAAAGTATCCAAAGAAACATGTGGAGAAATTAGACACTCATGATCTTGTAATTCAAAAATGCGAATTATCTTTGCCTGTAGCTGACATTTTGCCAGACTTGGTAGCAGCCCAGTCAGATGATTTGTTTAGCAAACTAAAAGTGCAACTGCCGGTAGATGGACTGATGATGCAGTCAGTTGATGGCGATAAATTCGACATGGCTGCCAGTACAGATGAAGCTGTTGCTTGTGCAAAAGATTTTGTGATGTATATTGTTGACAACAAGCTATATGGAGATCAAGACGATCAGACATGGACAAAAGACGATGATGATAATTTAGTGCGCAAGTACATTTCATGCGACTGTTACATGCCAAATAGCACAAATCCTCAAGCTCCAGAATATCAAAAAGGATATAAACCTTTAAATAATTCGGGATGTTGCACATATGGCAGCTGTGCAAATTTAAACAATGAAACCGGCGTAGCTGTTGAAAAAACCTGCAATGTACGCTATCATAGTTCATGCAGATCAGTCTCATATAATGGCAAATGCTAGAAAGGTTTTACTATGTCAAGGCACAGGTGGACAGACATGTTATTTATTGAAATGTATAAACCAAGCATGGCAACTGGTTTTTCAAATGAGGATGATGAAGAAGATTACGAGGATGAAGAAGATGATGGATGGGATGAAGATGACGAGGATGAAGACGAAGACGATGAAGACGAGGACGAGGACGACGATTACGACTGGGACGAGGATGATGAAAGCGATGAAGATTGGGACGAAGATGATGAAGATTGGGACGAAGATGAGGACGAAGAAGACGAAGACGATTATTAATTAAATAGGTGTTTTCTCTTGTGAGCCGCCAGTCTTTTTGGGCTGGCGGTTTTTTATTCTTTTTAAAATTTCCAAGAATTCAGGTTCAATACCACTATCTTTATTGGTAGGAGGTTTGTTTGACAGATCAATATTTCCCGGTACTGGAGCATTATACTTGCGCATCAATCCAGCTACTGGCTGCACTGGCGCAGTAAGCCATGAGTCTGTAGCAATCTCCAAAAAGTTAACATATTCCCTAAATGATAGCATACATATATTTATGAGCAAGACTAAAAAAGATTGGCACGGAATTCTAAGACTTGACGAATTTATAATAAAAAGAGATGACAAAGTTCTCTTTAGTACAGGTAATTTATATAATATTCTACATACACAGGGCGAAGCACAAATATTAAGTGCTTTGTTTTTAGGTGGGCCTACATCTAATTCTTACATTCCTACTTTGTACTATTTGGGTCTAGATGCCAGAGGAACGCTTGCTACATCTGACACTTTGAGCAGTTTAGTTGCCGAACCATCTACTGGTGGTTACAGTCGGCAACCAGTAAGTTCAACAACTGGATTTACGATTGTGACAGAAGGCTCAACTGTTTTAGCAAAAAGCGGGGTATTAGCATTTAGTGCAACAGGCTCTAATTGGGGGCCGGTGAGCAATATGTTTCTAACAAATGTAGCAAGCGGCACAGGCGGCATACTTTATTCAAGCGTATCTCTTGGAGTGTCTGGTGGTGTTACTGTTAACAACGGCGAAAGTGTAAGCATGAGATTCTCAATGGCTTTGAGTAACTGTTAGAAATCTACAAAAGACAAACTTTTTGTAAATTCTTTTATGTCTTTTATTACGATTTTATGGAATCCTTGTAAATTAATATCATCACTTGTGTAAATTGCATCAAAACATATGCTTGCAATTCCACCATCTTTTCTATCCACTATATCGGCCAAGTCAACTACAGACGTAGCTGACCCATCGCCAGATTTCATTTCGCCTAATGGCAAGTTGATTTGATAATGAGTTGGGAAAACTTCAACAAAATTTTCTTTAACATCAGTAGTGATAATGTATTTACTAATAACTTCATCGTGTTTTACGCCGTATTTCCCACGAATAATTCGATACTGAGTAAGTAGTCCTGTTGCTTCTACTTCTTCAAATTCATAAAGCTTATATCTTTGTTCTCTGGTCAAAAAAACCATATGATTTACAACAATTTTATCAATGTTTTTCTTTTTTTTGTTCCAAGACATTAATTTTTGCTCCTGAAATATGGACAAATATTTGAATAATCACAACGATAACAATGATTTCCAATATTTGCAAGCGCTTTGTTCTCATCAATAGATTCAATGTTTAAAAAAGTTTTTTTCAAAAGCTCTTTACATTTTTGAAGATTTTCCATTTTGAAATTTGTGCTGACCATTTTGGAACCTTCAAGATAAAAAAGAGCAGCATGAATATTTTCCGGTTTGATTCCAAATTGCTCATTAACAACAAATGCGTAAGCATTGAGTTGCAAATCAGATTTTATTGTTTCCTTGTTTTTTCTCCATGCATTATCTTTTGATGTTTTGTAATCAATTATCAGGGCCGTTTCGTTTTTTATGATAAGTCTATCAATAAAGCCGAGAAGTTTTTTGTTATTTGGAGGATCTAAATCGTATTCGATCTTATGTTCTAAAAGTCCATCGAAACCAACTTTTGCTGTAAGTTTTTCCACAGCACTTAAATGCACATAAAATTTTCTTGCATAATCATTTGTGAGACGATCCAAATTTTGAGAACCCTCAAATGGGATCTGTCCCAGCATAAGTTTTTTGCCGATTTCGTTAATCGGAGTTTTGCCTTTGTTTTCTACGTAAAGTTCAGCCGCTTTGTGGACAAGTTTTCCGTAGAGGAAATAAATTTGTTCGGGTTTATCGGGCACAACTTTCAGATGATATCTGTATTTGTATTGTTGCTGACATAGGTCGAAACATTGTGTTCGACTCACACTAAGATGTTCAATTAACATGTTAAATTATAGTATTTTAAATTTTGAAAATAATTTTTCGACATTTTTAAAATTTATGCTTGATGAAAAAATACATTTTCATTAGTATTAATAAGAGAAAATGCAAGCAAAGTAACACATGGAAATCTAATATGCCGATAGATTTCAATCGTTTTTTAGATTGGGCGCAAAACAAATTTGGTTCTGTCCTAGTGCGTGGCAATGAAATATTAATTAACTCTATTTTTGCAGAAAGTGATACGAAGCATCATTTGTGGTGCAATCCTGCTGGTGGTAAAAAATCAGTTGCCAGCGGTGTTTATCATTGTTGGAAAACAGACAAAAAAGGCACGCTTGTAGGCTTGGTAATGCAAGTCGAAAAGTGTTCTAAGCGTCAAGCTATGGAAACTCTTGGAATGCAATTTTTGGCAGGCAGGCCAATAGAATCTGTTGATATTGATGTGGAGGATGCAAGCAGCACGTTTGACGATGTTCTAGGAGTAGAATTTCTCAAAGCCATCGATTTACCCCCTTTTTGCTATCCTTTTGATAAAGCTCCACAAAACTGGTATCAAACGGCCAAAACTTATCTTGATAGCAGAAAAATTGACAGCACTGGGCTTTTTATCTGTGTAGGCGGGAAATTTGCAGGACGCATTATTATTCCCTACTATGATGCGGATAAAAGATTGATATATTTTAATGGCAGAACAATAGTTAATGACTATCTTCGATATAAAGGCCCAGATAAATCAATAGGAGTTGGAAAAGAAGATGTTTTGTATTTTACTACACATCCATCTAGCCATGATAAGGTTTATTTATGTGAAGGTGAGTTTGATGCAATGACATTAAAAGCTTGTGGTTTGAATGGTGTGGCATGTGGAGGCAAAAACCTCAGTGACAAACAGGCATTACAGCTTTCTAATTACAAAGTATGCTTGGCTCTTGATTTTGATGATGCTGGACAGTCTGCTATTTCTAAAATGCAAAATAAGCTGAATGCATTTTGCTCAATTTCCTCATTTAAAAGGCTGACCGTTGTTAGACCGCCAGCACCATTTAAAGATTGGAACGAATTTTTGTGCAAGCATGAAACTAAAATAATAAAAGCATACGTAGAAAAAACGGAAGAAAGTCTAGAGAGTGAGAATCCATATGGTTACTGAAAAACAAAAAAGAGGATTGGAATATTTCCAAAACAAGATTGTCACCTTTTTTGTTTCTCCAATAAATAGAAATTTCGATGAGAAACAAACGATTGATTATTTTGTAGGAAAAGTAATTAACTTAGACGAAGCCGGTATTTGGTATGAACATCCTGTGAATAAATGTAAGAATTTTATATTTTATGACAAAATAATATCAATATCTGAGGAAGAGATAATTCATGAAATTGAAGATGTTAGTGATCCATCGGTTGAAGAAAAAGAAGAAATGAACAAAAAACTTGCCAACATAGATGTTGAAAATATGGTAGTTGAAATAGAAGATAAAAAACAAATGCCGCAATCAATAGAAGACTTTAGAAGATTTATATCATGATCTCAATTTTTGCAAACAAATTAAAGTTCTTTCGTAAAGCGTGTCATTATTGCTAAATTCAAGATTTTCAGTTGTCTTATTTCTTATGTAGTTTATTTCTGCCAAGTGACTGCTTAGCCAGTCTGGATCGCTACCAACAGTATCATCTTCGACTTCGGCCAAAGTTTTGCATAATTTTTCCAAAAGTTCTGTCGGATCTTTTTTGTTAATTCTTCCTTTGATTTTTCTTACAAATGTAGCAGCTTCGCCGCCATGATCTTCTAGTTTCTTAAGGATGTCTTTGATTTTTTGAGCAGTTGACATTCGTGCCATGCGAGGATTTTCACAGGGCAATGGTAATGTCTTATCGGCTTCTTCTCCCGTGGCACCGCCATCAATTTCCATAGGTATTACACGGCTAGGTAGTATTGGGCTTGGAGTAGTAACTCTGGGACCGCTTGCCATAAAAGAAGTCAAATATCTGTTGAGATCGTTTTTAAAGTCTTTTGTCCAATTATTGATGATTGCAAATAATCTTGTGTTTTCAGGTCTTGATGCAGAAACTATATTGGCTTCTAATATTGCAGTTTGTTTTTTTAAGAATGTGTAATGTTCAAGACTAATCTCTAGATGTTCTTTTTTAGTTTCAACATTGCTTGGAGCGCCCAGTGATGATCCAAGGACATTATGGTAATAGTAAGGATTTTTTGTGCCGCTTTTTCCGTACCAAAAATTACTCCACCAGCGTTTAACTGTGTCCATTAAACCACCAGCAGCTGGAGTTCTTCTCAGCAGTTGTTGTTTAAGATCATCAACCGCCTTGTCAACTAGGTTGTTAAGGCCAGACTGCAAAGACGAAAGTATTTCGGCATCGCTTTTGTCTGCTAAAGGATTATCGGCAGAAGTTTCTTCAAGGTATTGCGATAATGATTTGCGATAGATCATAACATATTTAGTTATTATCTCACAAATTCGCCAATTTTTTTCAAAGACATTAGTTTTGAATCAAAGTCATGAAAACTTGACGAAGTGTATTGCAAATTTAATTCATCAAATTGCTTTTCTTCTTCTTTACTATTGATGTCAAAGTAAAAAGCTCTGCCTTTTTTACCAATCAATTTAAATTTATGCATAAGCAGGAAAGCGGCTGCCCCCAAGTCTGTCACAAATTTATTGGAATTAATTCCAAAAGGGTATTCCTCAAGCTTTTTCAGTCCCATCAAACAGTGGTCGAAATAATGAAATTCGCTAAACAAATATGATGTTTTGAGATCTTCAAATTCCACTAACTTATCTTTATTGACATTGAAAATAAATGTTTTTTCTTTTCTTCCAGCAAGTTGATAAGACTGCATTAGAATATAAGCGGCAACACCTAAATCATGTACGCTTCTTGCGATCATATCTTTTGACATTCTAATTACCTTTCATCGTTTCTATTTTTCAAGCAGCTGCTTCGGCGGCAATCAAGCATCCTTTGGCAACGCTGAAAAGTGGTTCGGCAGGCCTAATCACTTCCCCAACAGGTATTGAAAGTTTTGCGCTTTTCAAAGACTCTGAGAAAATGTCTGTAAATCCTTTAGCCATTGATGTGCCTCCAGCGACTACAAAGTCAACTGGATTTTCAGATTTGACAGCTTTATTCGATGTGGCCAAGCCCTCTTTAATTCCTACGATTGTTTTTTCTATCATAAGACGATATTGGGTAATAATAGCTCTTTCAACCAACGTCTCTGGATTCTTTGACAGATCTACTTTGGTTTTTTCTTTGTTTATAAAGGTTGGGCTTTCACCCGTGGCTTTTGCCGCTTGTTTGTCAATCCAATCTCCAGAATTGACTATGGCAAATTGAAATATAGGGTTGCCATACATGGCGAAACAAACATTTACCATTCCTGCCCCGCAGCTTACGCCAACGCCTGTAAAAGCCTTTTTGCCAAGTTCTGCGTAAACAACCGCTAATGCTTCGTTGATTGGCTTGGGTTCAACTTTGTTGCCATCATCTGACTCATAGCTTTTGAAAATAGCTTCAAGAACTTTTGAGTGGTAATCAGCATCTGTTTCCTGATTTATGGCATTGGCAGGAACGCTGTAATAAAGTTTGCTGCCATCTTTATCTACAGGATCAATAAGGCTGTGAGCCATAATACTCATAATTTGAAAAGCATCTCGTTCTTTGGGATTTACGCAGCCGTCTTTCATGGGACGCTTGAGTTCTAATGTGGGCAAAGTATATGCCATATTCACCGCTGCTTCACCTAAAGCATAAGCAACGTTTTCCCTTTCAATTAACGGCACACCTGCCTGCTTCATCATGTTGAAAACAAAGCGGTTTTCAAGCGGTAATTCCAAAAATGCATTGATTTCTTTTTTGTAAACAAAGTTGTTATCTTTGTCTCTTTTGCAGCAAACAGCCGTATATGTTCCGGCATCATATCCAATCATACCCATAACAACCTCTTTCTTACTTTCCAAATTTGATTTTTTCCGCAGGTTTAAAGTCCGGAATCAACCAACTACTATCTTCGTTTTCAACAGTACTGTTATTTGTCACGTTAGTATGTTTTGCCTGCACACCACCTTCGACAACAACTGACCCAGATTGGTTCAAATTAATGTTTAGATCTATTTGCAGAGATATGAGTAATTCTCCATCTCTGGTTATAATCTTAACTTCACCCGGTTTGACTAACTGTGCCATAGCAAAAATAACTTAGTGTTAAAGTACAACTTTATTTATATGATCTATGTATTTTTCTAGCGTTTTTTGCCAACCTATTTCTAACATCTTTTGATCTACAGAAGTCAAACAAGGTTTTGTCTGACTATGTTTATCAACAGTACAATTGGTAAAATTGTTACAAGGCCCGCAGAACTCGCCTTGGTGAATATATTTCCCCTGCACGACACAAACCTTATCATAATGTTTTGCAATATTACTGCCACTTGTATAAGAGAATATTGCCAAAGTTGGTTTTCCATATGCGCCAGATACATGCATTAGTCCAGTATCTGTTGAAACCACAACATCCGAAAGTTCAACAGCTGCCAGTGCTTCTTTTAGATTAAGTCCACATAGCATCGGCAACTTTAGATTTAAAAATTCTAATATTGGATGGTGATGTAAAACAGTTATAAAAAAGTTGCTAGCAAAACCTTTAATTATCGCTACTTGTTCATACGTAAGGTTTTTTACAGCTATTGCAGATTTTGGAGCCAAAATAAGCACTTTCTTTGCCCCGTCCCAACCAATTTGTTTTAATTTGGTTTTTACTTGTTCTTTTTCTTTCGGATAAAAAGGCATGTATGTCTGATAATTTTCAAGATCTATGCCAATATGGTTTGCCCATATGTCCGCTCTGTTTTTATCATTTGTTTTATTTCTTGCCCATTCATAGCGTGTGCATACATTTGTAAGATTGTAAGTTTGTAAATAATTTCTCTGATCTACTTCTGAGTTTGATATTACTTCATCAACATATGGATGCTGTTCAGCAGCCGGAAAATAATTATTTGGAACAGCCCATGTTATTTTGAATTTCGGATACTTGTTTTTGATATCTGAAAATATCATTCTCATATTAATGATATCTCCCAGACCGCCGCAATTTCTTACTATGCAGATTTTATTTTTAATCTGATCAAAATGTTTAATTGATATGTTGCTATGTTGTTTGCCAATAAGAGTAAAATTTTCCATGTCAATAATGGAAAAAGGAGCGAGAAATTCTCGCTCCTTTAAATTTTATAAATTTCAAAAATTAGCTATTTGCTACTGATTTGACGCTCAAAATGACTTCAACATCAACAGCACCGCCTGATGAATTGGCAAAAGCAATTGAAGTAAGTGTCAAGTCGCCGTGATTGAAAATCTGGGTGCTATTTCCATCAAGAGTGAAAACAGCGGTGGAAAGTCCGTTGAGTTTAACTGTGACATCGCCTGCATCAAGACTTTTGATTTGGGCAAAAACAGCATAGCTTCCGGTGTCACCAAGAATGTCAATCAAGTTGGCAGAATAAGTTGAACCGTTGGCGATGGACAAGGTCTCGACCATCGGGAAAGTATTTTCGTCTGGATTATCTGACCAAATACTGCCATCATCTGTAAGCACAGTGACGATTGCTTGATTCAAAGGCACTTGCGGGTAAGCAAATCTTTTCCAATAGTTGCAATCCGTAAATGTAGCACCATCTACCAATTCACGCAGGGTACGATTGGGGCCTTCAACGAACATGGTTCTTTGAATAGAGGGATTTTCTTGGGCACCTGTTGCTGGATCAATATCCAACAGACCCTGTTGTGCATTGTTTAGTTGTACCTGAAATACGCTCATATTAGCTCCTCATATGCTAAAATCTATGCTTATCTATTGTTCGTAGTCTCAAATAATTCTGTGTCTGGAAACATTTTTTGGAATGAAATATGTCCAATTCCTGTTGGACATAGGTATATTTTCATACCTTTAGCAGCCAAAGATAACAATTCTGGACTTTCTTGCCCCAAAACTGCATCAAAAGCTGATAAGGAATTGGGGATGTTGTCAGTAACAACTAATTGGCCATGAAATTTTTGTTTTGCAGCCTCAATATTTATGGTTTGATTTTTAGAAATTACAGCAATTTTATGACCATTTTTGTTTCGTGAATTGCAAATAAAAGGATTAATTTCATTTGTTTCACAAAAATCTGTAATTGCATCTTTCTTTGGATCGTGACAGATTTCAGAAAATTTTATGAAATTATTTCTGTGTTTATCAAAAGTTTCCAAAGATATAACAGATGACAGTTCAGAAAAAATTGATTTAATTCTTTCTTGAAATACATACCACAAGGAAATATCTGGATATTTTTGACTTGTATTTTTTTTAAGCAAAATCAATTTTGCAGCTAGGGCAGAATCGTTGCCCATATAAATAATTGCAAAATTTTGTTTTATTTTTGAAAGAAAATTTATGGATACCACTGATAAAAACCCTTGTGATGAAGATATCTTAAAAACAGCGCAGGAATCTTTGATCCAATTTGCAGATTCCCTTGGCCCTGATGATATTTATAGAGAAATATTGCTTGAAGAATTGTTGAAGCTTTTGCTAAGCAAAAAAAGAAAGGCATAAAATGCAGTTTTTATATTTGGCAAGAAGAGATAAAAGTGCTGTTGAATTGATTGGAACCTACAAAAACAATAGTACGGCATCAAGTCCATCAAGAATTCAGTCAATTCACAACTTGCCGTTATCAGACAAAAACAAATTTGAATTAATAAACTACTACGAACAAAAAAAACAACTTTGGGAAATATTCATTGAAAATTTTGCCAATTTTGCCGATTTCAGAAAAAAACTTTTTGAAAGAAGGTATAAAAATATCCCTGCCAATGCCGACCCAAAACTTTTTAATGGAAAAGATGAAATTTTAAAGCTAGATGTGAAATCGCAAAAAATTATGTTGCAGAGAAAAATCGAAAATGATACGATGTGAGAGAGAAAGTGCGGTATATTGCACACCGCATTATATCAATCACACATCTCTGGGAGATTTGCAATGAAGCTTTCGACCACAATCGTGACCAGCATTGTTGGAATGCTTGCAACGTCTTTGGCCGTTAATGGAATTCAGTATTACAGAAGCACAAAGATGGATTTGTTGCTTGAAGTCGAAAAGAAACGAAATGAAATCAATACCGATCAAATTAATGAATTCATTCTTGCAGGAAATCGCCACAATATTTCAAACGACCCAGTCTACGCTGAAAGTCAAGGCTATGTGCGAGGAATTCTTTCGGTAGTCACAAAAGCATCTCCCCAAGATTCTGAAATTAGCAGCATTTGGCACAATGGATATGAAAGAGGTTTGTCGCAATCCGAGTTTGTTGGCGAGATGCAATACGAGAAAGGATATCAGAGCGGATTTAATATTGGTCAACAAGAAACCATGAAAGCACTGTCAACAATCATGAAAAGTGGAGATAATATTCAAAGTGCAATTAAGAATTTTGTTGATGATCAATCTAAAAAGCTTGAAAGCAAACCAGTTGAAATACAAAAACCCGTTGCCAAGGAAAACAAATGAGGAGTTTTCAAGTGAACACAAATATCATAACACACGTAACGATGGCTGGCATGTTGATTATCAGCGCTGTATTTAGTTACATTTTATACGACGAAAATGCCAACCTCAAAAGGCTAGCAGCAGACTTGGCTGCCAATGCAGCGGACAATGACAGGAAAGTTTCTGTGAATGATCTTGCCTTGGCAAGAGAAAATGGCAAAACGGATGGAAAGATAGAGGCGTTGCTAATGATGCAAAATGTAACGCAGCCTATCGATCAAGCTTTTGCCGAAAAGATTATTTCTATCGCTGAATCTCCAAAGCCAGATAACCTTGAAAACAACCCATCATTTCTTAGTCTTCTATCACAGGCAGCATACCATAAAGGCCTACACACCGGGCTTGAAAGTTCTGCTAAAGATGTAGATGAAAACTATGAAAAAGGTTATCACAAGGCCTTAGAAGACTTTACGTGTCCGGCTACTGGAAATATTCTGGTACCAAATAGTGAAAAGAAACTGGATATACCGGTTAAAAAACCAAAATAATATTAAATCTCTGTTTCCAACAGATCTTCTTTGGGGAGGTAAAAACTCCCCTTTTTAGTTTTTATAAAAACAGTTTCAGCAGTATTTTCTTTTACGATACCGCCTTTTTTCAAAAAATGCTTAGCCAGAGAAACTGTGTCGCTTTCCACCTCAACACATTCCATTCTTTCGATTAAATGTTTTAGATCTAAAGTTGTACTTACATGTTTTCCAACAGTTATATCAGCAAATTCTTTTTCATGATCATGAATCCATTTTTTAAATTCGTTCATGAAGAATGGAGACCAAATATTCGTTTTCTTGTTGCTCATGACAATATCATTTCTTTAAACAAATCTTTCTCTAAGTATTTAGCATATCTGAATGAATTTATAATGCCCGTATGATATATTTCTACCTCTGGCATATTTACTGAATACCAAAATATATTAGCATCAACAATTTTATCAGCTAATTTTTGTTGAGGATATTGAAAAATTCCTTCACCTATTTTTTGCGTACCGTCTCTATGTTCCTTGTAAGCATGGCTGCAATATGCCAAAAATATTCTTGATACACGCAAATTAAATGCGATCCCTAAGGCAGCACAAATTGGGTTTCTGTAATCGTCTATCAATAATGCAGATTCCTTACTAAAAGGACTTTGATAAGTAAAATCAGGGACTGGATCATAGAAATAACCAATGTTTTTGTATCTTTTAACAAAATTGCCATATGTTCTTCTGCTTGCAAATAATTTTGGAAAAATTTTGTTTGGCAAAACAGACATGGCCGAATCTGATGTATTGCAAATAAGATAGTATTCAGGATATGCGGAAGATTTCCAAAGACGAAGAGCTTGATTCACAGTGATTATGCAAGTGCCTGTAGGCAATTCAACTATTGTTTCTTGATGCTCATCAAAATTAAAACCATCTGATACCACAACTATATTTTCAAAAGTAAAGTTTTCAGAACTTATATTTGCGAAGTCAAGCTTTGCGTTGTTGACTTCGTTAGAAATTAATTGTTTATATTCCGTGTCTTCATAAAAGTTATTTAAATCCCTTATTTCTACGTGTTCTTTGCCAAAATTTCTTACCCAATAATTGTCAACTTTAAAATATTCATTTCTATTTTTATGTCTCTTTATGATAATTTGATCTTTTTTGTCATCTATAAAATTGCTGACAAAATATTGGGTAAGTCCGGGTTTAAAATTCTGCATTTTATTCTCCAAGCAGTTCATCTCTATCAATTTTAATTGATGAATCTGTTGGAATAATTTTCATCTCATTTTTATCTTTAGGATTAATAGTTTTTTCTAAAATGGGCAAAGACTCGGGTTTTACAACCAGATCCGATTGCACAGATAATGTTTCCGGCTTACCTAAATCATAAACTTGCTCTTCACTTTGCTCCGTAGTCTTTACAACAGCTGAAGCTGTATCAAGCTTGGGCAAACTGTTATAAATTTGCATGGTTTCAGCTTTGAATGAATATCCATCTTTTGCCACCTTGTAACCTACAGAAACAGTTGTTTCAATTGCCTTGCCACTTAACTCTTCGTTGTTAAGCATTTTTTGTTTTGCTACCTGCGCTTGAGTGTAATCTGCGAAAGGACCGGCCACAAAATTATCAGTGGGCGGTTTATCTAGATCAACAACTGCCATCTTGCCATTTTTAAGTTTTACTACATAGAAATTGGAAACATCAAAGGCTTGAGAAATTTGATTTGCAAAACTCAAAGGAACAACAGCAGGAGCGGGATACGGAGAAATCGCAAAATAAGCTGGTAGGCTGCCATTCAAATTGGAGTTATTAGGTATACCATTGGCATAAGCCGCATTCAATATATAGGTAAAAATCTCCATAGTGGAATCAAACTTAAGACTTACAGCACTTTGATTTCCAAAGTAAGCTGAAAAAGGACGTGATTGCAAGTTGCCTTGATAGGTGCCACCTTGTAATAAGGTAGATGACAAGCTTGTAAATGTATCATTGGCATATGAGAACCTGCCAGCACCCGGATTTGTTCCTATTGAAATATATCCATTGGTTACGTTGCCATCGTTTGTCCATACATTTAAATCTGTGTTCCAACCAGTAGAGTCATTGAATGTAGAAAGCTGACTCAAGACATCCGTTGTGTAGGACAACTGGAAAACCGTCTCGACAGGATTGGTTCCGTATGTACTATAATTGTCATTGGCAATGCCAGCCAAAATACCTCTTACCCCCTGTTGAGAAATGCTTTGATACAAAGCACCAACAAATGCAGCAGGCAAACTCGATCCTAGCAAAGAAGCAGTGTCAGAACTGTAAATCAGCTTTGAAATCTTATTGCTCGTAGTGTTATTTGCAGCAAAATAACCTTTTGTCTCGCCTTCCGAAAAACCAGAATTGCCAAAAGCATTTCCAATTGGATCAGTTGCCAATGAAACGCTACCACTTAATTGTGTACTTACTTCAGTAGCATAAGAAACTTTTGTTTTTGTGGCTATGTAACCGCTAACAGAGTTGCCAGATAAGTAGGCCAACTCATTTCCATCTTCATAGCCTGCATACAAGTCTGAACTAGTCACAGCTAGCCAGAAAATCATGTTTGTTGCACTCCAGCTTTCAGTTGCATATGAAAACTTGTATAGATACAAGCTGTTGACTGCAAAACTACCATAAGAATAATCGGTAGAAGAAGGCGGCAATACAGTATTCACAGGCAGCATTTGAGAGAATTCGCTAATACCACTGTATGTGCTTCCAGTAGTGGCTATGAATGTGACGGAAACGGTGCTTGATGTATCTGTTGAAAATGATATCGCATCAATATCTCCAGCGCCTGTGCCTCCAGAATAACTTGGCACAACTCCATTCCAGAAATATCCTTTATCCGCCTGATTAGAAATTGCAGAAACCAATCCTGTATTATCAGCAATGTCAGCTGGAGCTTGAAGGAACATGACTTCGTTTGCCAAATTCAATATTTCGGTTTCCGTAATTCCAGAAGTTAAAAAGCCAGAAGTGTATTCATACCCACTTGTGATATAAGCTTTAACATCGGTGTTGGCGACAGAAGCACAGGACACCCTATTCTTTTGCAGGAATGTGGAGTTGGCAAAATACAAAGTGTCTGTGGTGTAGTTCATTTTTTCAATGAATCCCGACATCACACTTTGTGTTGGAGCGCTATTGTAGCTACCACTAAATCCATAGGAATTGCCTCCATAATATCCTCCAACAAAGTATCCCGTATAACTTGAGCCGCTTACACCCGTTCTTCCATAGTAATACAATTGCAAATTAGAGTATTGTCCATAATCAATGGTATCAGTAGAATAATTAAATCTTTTTGTCCTAAGGCTGGGAACTCTCTGGCCCAAACCTGTTTCGGAAAAATAACCCTTTGAATTATCACCTGAACATGTTGCGACTGCATTCATGTTTTCTTGTGTGAAAAACAAAGTAGTTACGATATCTGTGCTGTAATCAACATTGTAGTAGGAAGTGCTGGAAGCTTCGATGGGGACCAAGACATCGCCGCCAACTATATTAGTCAATACATCGTAGTCTAAAATACGTACAACACCCTTGGTTCCAGATGAAATTCCATAAGATCTTCTATTTACTTCGCCATAACTGTAGCCAGAAGGAAAGACACCTGTCGTTGCAACAAAATTTTCAGTTGTGAAATCAAATTTATTCAAATATGTTCTAACTAGCGCCGTATTGGTTAGGAAATATCCCTTGGTGCCTTGGTTAGTCATACACGGATTAACAGAAATTGACGCTAGTCCGGTTCTTGCAGTCCCAAGCTTGGCACTTAGTTGTGCTGCCGTAGTGTCAGTGCTAAATAGTAATTTATCAGTATTATTAATAGCTGTGCCTGTATCGCCGCCAGCAAAGTATCCCTTACCTAGTCTTTCGCTACTGCCAGATGTCTTTTGTCTATTAATACTTAAATTTGCGCTAGCCGTTGCAGATGATATGTCTGTTGCATAATTCAAAGCGTCCGCAACGTTCGTATAAGTTGCTGCAAATCCACCAGCGAAGTAACCCTTTGCACCGTTAGACGCACCATCACATCCAGCTAAGAACCTTCTACCAACACTTAGCTCAGCTGTGGTTACAGATGCCGCTGTTTCAGTGCTAAATGATAACTTGTCAGTAGTTTTCCAATTCGCTCTGCTAAAACCACCCGAATAATAGCCTGCTGTAAGTATGTCAGATACTCCAGCCAAACCATATTTGGCTTGTGTCAAATTTGATGCAGTTTGACTGGAATTTGTATCTGTAGAGTATGTAATTCGTTCTGTTGTAGCAAGCCAAGTACCAGCGCCGTATGGGTTACTGCCGCCACTCAAATATCCCGCTGTAGCACAAGAATAGACGCTTGCTAAACTAAATCGTGGCTGAACAAGATTTGCTGTTGTTTGTGCTGTTGTTGTTTCTATTGAGTATACCATTTTGTCAGCAGAAGTGAGAGCGGACCCAGTTTGACTTGCGCTGCCAACAAAATATCCCTTTATAGAGTTTCCAGAACATCCAACAACTTCTGTTCTTGCAGATGTAAGATTAGATGAATTTAAAGTGCTTGCACTGTCGTAGGCATAGGTAATCTTTTCGTTTATATCAGTTATTGTTCCGCTTGCGTCTGTTCCCCCAGCATAATAGCTGCCTTCTAATGACGTGAGTGGACAGTTTGGAGACACAGCTAAGGGATTTGTCCTAGCGACTCCCAAAGAAGCGGAAACACTGGCAGTAGTAACATCAGTAGGATAATTTATCTTTTCAGTTACATTAGTTTCAAGAGAAGCTGCCGTGCTGCCGCCAGTTACGTATCCTTTAGATGTTCCATCAGTGCCGCCAACACAACCCGTTCTTGGAACAGTTAAATTAGCAGTTGTTGTAGCAACTGTTGTGTCAGTGCCAAATGTAATTTTGTCAGTAATGTCTGTGTAAGAAGAACTCGATGTTGAACCGCCAGCAAAATAACCCTTAGCATAATTCCCATCCACTCCTGCCAAGAAAGCTCTGCCCAAAGACAAGTCAGCTGATCCAACTGATGAAAGTGTTTCTGTACTATATGTCAAAACTTCGGCAAAATCATAGTAAGTTGTATTGTTTGTTCCGCCTGCAAAATATCCCTTGATTATATAATTTGATATGCCAACAAGACCATAACGGCTTGTTGACAATGTTAGAGCGGATGTCGCTGTTGTGTCAGTTGAATAAGTAACTTGATTAAATGAACCTAAAACTCCAGATCCAGTTGTACCTCCAGCTATATAGCCTTTAGTCAATATGTTGGAAACCGAAGCCATGCCAAATCTTGCAGATGTAAGATTTGTTGTTGTAGAGGCTGTAGTGGTATCAGTGGAGTATTCAATTAAGTCGGAAGTTGCAACTGCATTGGTTGTGCGACCGCCCACAAAATAACCCTTGGCACAAGTAGCAGATAGTCCAGTTCCAAATTCTCTAGCTTGTGAAAGAGTGGCAGTGTATATGACTGTTGAAAAATCGTTGCCAAAAATTATCTTTTCCGTCAAGTCAGTTGTCGCTGCCACATATCCGCCAGCAACATACATTCCATTCCCACCCGGATTAAAAGTTACAGGTTTGAATGCGGAAACACCCGTCATATTACTTGTTGCATATGAAAGCTCAGCCGTCGAGGCTGTGCGTAAAACTCCCGTATTATATTCATAAATTTCAGCTATACTGTATAATGCAGAATTATAATTTGAGGATATTGATCCCCCTATTATAAAGCCCTTAGCATTTCTATCAGATATATCGATAGCCCCAAATCTTGGATTTAACAAAGACAAACCATTAATTGCCGTTGTCACGTCTGTGGTAAATGAAATTACCTCAGCTATTGCGGCAGCAACTCCGGTGTATCCGTAAAATGTAAAACCACTTATTCCATTGCCATCTAAGGCGCTTATCAGGCTCCTTGGAGAAGTTAGATTGGCTGGATTTGGATTGTATACAGCGGCAGTTTTATACACTATCTTATCGGTTGTATTAACAACGTTGCCAGTATATCCTCCCATGAAATAACCGAATTCGCTGGTCGCATTTAGTGCAGCCAAATCTTTTCGTGCCTGAGTTAATCCCAGAGTTGCTGAAGCTGTACTTACATCAGTCGAGTAAAGAAGCTTTATAAAAGTTGACAACAATCCTTTTGCATCATTTTCATCGTAAGCGAATGTAAGCAAAACTTCTTTGCCACCAGCGAAATAACCAGCCTCTGTGCCGTCTGAAACAGCACTGAATCCACTTCTTGCTGCCGGAAGAGATGAAGCAGTAGATGCAGTCGTGACATCTGTGCTATATTGTAATTTGTCTACAAGATTAGTAGCTGTGTCGCCTATATTCCCGCCAGCAAAATATCCTTTTTCAGAGTTTCCTGATAAACCCGCCACATTGTATCTTGCTTCTGTTAGATTAGCAGTGTTGGCAAGTGTGGTAGTATCATTGACGAAACTTGTATTGTAAGAATACAGAGAAGTTGTTACTGGAACGTATGTGTTTATCGTGTCATTTGCAGTCGATTCGGTTGTTGTTATGCCGAACAAACCGGGGAAATTTGCGCCCGGTACTATACCACCAGTTGTTGTACCCCTGTAAGGATTAAATATGCCTGAACCGGGCAGACTACCGCCAGATGATGGTCTGGGAGGAGTCGGCACATCTCCATATCCTTGGCATTGTCTTTGACAATCTTGTAAAGTATAGTAAAAATTTTTGTTTAAAAAGTAGCCGTTAAAACAGTTGGGATCTGGATTAGGATATGAACAGGTAATGCACTGTGCAGTTGGCCTAGCTACGGCAGAACCAAATGGCAGATCTGTTCTTATTTGCCCGCCGATAACCACGCAACGATACCAAGTAGTCTTTGTGTTTATTGGTTGTGATATTGGAGCTTGCTCAAAAACTTGACAGTTGCCAACTGTAGCTACTGTGGTGTTGCAGGTTGGGTTTGGGGGCAAGGCATTTACAACTGCTGTTTCAAATGGATCTGGACATTGGCAGTTACCCGGACATTTTGTCACAAGATACCACTGACATACTCCGGGACTTACTGGTAAATATTCATATTTGCATCCAATACTTGTGCAGTTTGAAGGCTGAGATATAGGCGTAGTAGGTGTTGGAGTTTCTGGCGCAACAGGGGTTGGAGTTGCAGGCGCAGGAAATTCAGGATCAGCTTGGGGGGGCACAGGCTTTTTGTCATCTGGATTTGGATGAACACAAGGTACAGTGTACCTTGCGCCTTCTATATTTACATCAAAAGGTGGCTGGTGCAAGCATTCACATCCCGGTTCGCAATTACTATCTGGTGCTGTAACCCATCTGCCTTTTTCGCCGTTCGGGGGTTGGCTCCATACTTTTACACATTCTCCGCAACTAGCGGCTGGAGTTATGGGGAAAGAAGCTGGTACTGGAATATAATCAGGAGGAAATGGAGGCTGAATTACTGGATTGCCCCAAGGACCGGGGTAGTAAGGACCACTTGGATATGGCGGCTGAAAAGGAGTCGGATAAGGTGGTTGTTGATTTTGTGAAGTTGGAACCAAAGGAGATGGAGGTATTCCTTCACATCCAGCAGCTTTGCATTCTGCAAAATTGTTATAAGAGCCAATGCCAAATCCTACATATACGCATGCCCTTATAGCAGGATTAGCACGGTTTTGGACGCAATCCCAACCCTGTGGATTTTGTGGTATTGGACTGGGAGATGGCGTAACGCCGCCACAGCCACTATCTGCACATTCCTGTTTTGAATCGAAAACTCCTCTGCCTACGCCCACATTAAAACAAAAACCATCATCCCAAGGACTGCCACTGCGCACACAAACCCATGCTTTGGTTTGGGGTGTCGGCACCAATGGTGAAGGAGATGGGACCGGACTTGGCGATGGCGGACTTGGCGATGGCGGACTTGGCGATGGCGGACTTGGTGGAGTTGGACTTGGTGGAGTTGGACTTGGTGAAGTCGGACTAGGTGGGGTTGG